TACAGGGCACAGGTTCTCTCATAACGACCCTGGCCTCTGATTATTTCAGATATAAAACATTTTTTCCCGGCAAAGGCACCAAGTTTTCCTTTTTGCATAACCATAGAAAAATGACGACTACCTTGTTTAATATCTTGGCGGCGCATGTAATAATATAAATCATTATCACGACAAATGAGCCCACAAGTACCATCCACTTTGACCGTGACCACAGGACTTTCAACGGTCAATAAATCTGTCATTTTCTGACACATTTCTGTTTGGACCACGGTTGGATTGGCCAAGTCTCTCGAAAAAATGGCTTCCGTTTTGTTTATGACAGGGACTTGCATGGTAAATAATTTAACTGACTGATTTATAATAAGTAGTATATATTTAAATGCATTTTTAGAGTATGTTTGTAATATATTCCAAATGCATCAATTATCTATTTTTTGAAAAAAATATAACAGTTATCTCTCTCGAGAAAAAATTGATTAATCTAAACACTAATAAATATTATAAAATGTCAACTATTATTATTGTTATAATGGTACAGGTCAAAATAGTCAGACATTCAGAGAGATTAGATTATTCCCAACCCACCAAATGGTTTGGTCAGTTTTGTACGAAATATTTTTATGAATATTTGTGGAAAGATAATAGTTCAGGTCCTTATTGGTCAGATAGTCCACTTACCGAGAATGGTTTAATCATGGCTAATACCAAAGGGAAACAATTAGCAGCTGGCAATTTTAATCCCAAATATATTTATACCTCACCATACACACGAACCATAGATACAGCCAAGGAAATTCAAAAATCATTTATCGAAGCTAAAATTGTCATTGAACCTCTTTTGTCGGAATATCAACCCAAGTATAAACATTTGATTACACATTATCCATCAGGCATACCAACAACATATGATGGAAACGATACCGGTTTTTGTTTCCCGGAAAATTATGAAGATTTCAACCAACGAATTAAATTTATTATGGCCAAACTAATTGAAAAAAATAATGACGACATATTAATAGTTACACACGGAGAAGCCATCAAAGTTTATGCCCAATATGTTAAATCAATTTATCCTGAACTAACATTGGAACTGGGATCAACTCCTTACCTAACCACTTTGTCATTTGATTATGATAAGTGCAACCAGAAAATTATTGAACAAAGTGTTCGTATTGAATAAAATCGTTAAATTATAATGTGTTATAATTCAACGATTTTGTTTATAGTACGATATAATTTACGACTTGAGCCAATGCCAGTAACTGGAATCTTTGGTATCCAACAAACTAATACCGATTTCGGGCAATTTAACATTACGTTCTGTGTCTAATATTTGATAGATTTTGTCTCGCGTTTCTTTGTTGATGGTATTATCCCGACTTAATTTTCGGAAAGCAGATCTGGTTTCTATCAAAACCGACATCAAATCATCAATATTGCCTGTTTTATGTTGATCATCATAATCGAACCCCAATTTTTTCAACAGATCAAATAACCAAAGAGAAATTTTTTTGATCAAACATTCATTAGCAAGATCTTGATTTAAATAGGCATTGGTTTTGCTAATTAAATTCATTATACTGACGGTAACCTTTTCCAATTCGTAAGTTTCCAACATGATTATTATTTCTTTTTTGGTCTGCTTAAAAAATTGTGCCAGTTCAAATTCTTTGTGTTTGTATTGAATATATGGGCCAAATGGATAATGCGTGATTTTGTTGGCGAAATTTCTCACGATTTCGTCATGAGATTGTGCTTCTGCAACTGTGTGCTCGTTGAATTCCATAGGCTCTGACCATTTATGAATAATGAACATCCACCGAAGCTGGTTATTGCTCATGGTTTGCAATGCTTCATCGACTGTGATAAAATTTTTAAGTGATTTGGACATTTTAAGTCCCTTGACATTTAAACGTCCAATATGCATAAATTGAGTTGACCAAACTTTGGATTCGTATGAGGCTCCTATTTCCACATCCGGTTTAAACATAGGATGATAATAGGCATGAGCTTGTAATCGTTCGTTGTGATGATGTGGGAATTTTAAATCAGCACCGCCAAAATGAATATCCAAATGAGGTCCTATGGTTTCATGAATCATGGTTGAACATTCAATGTGCCACCCAGGTCTGCCCCAAGAATTAATAGTTTCACCCAAATAATTAAATGTAACCGCAAATCCGACTTCTGTTTTCTCACGACCTTTCCATAAAGCAAAATCTTTTTTATTTTTTTTCTGCAAAATAATAAGTGGTGATAATTCAGATTGGTATTGACTTTCATCCTCATCTACCAAATTTTCCAATGGATAACCTTCCCTGACATAGGCTTCGGAATCAAAATAAACAGATCCTCCCGAAACATAAGCAAAACCGTTATCAATAATGGTTTGAATATATTGCACAATTCGGTCCATGACTTCCGAAACCCGAATGACAACGTCTGGCAGTCTCACATTTAATTTGGCCATCGACACAAAAAAAGATTTCTCATAAGTTTGGGCTACCTGGCGCCAATCAATACCAGTTTCCGTAGATCTTTTAATAATTTTGTCATCGATGTCCGTAATATTCATGACCAAATGAGTATCACGACAAAGAATGTCTGTCAAAATTCGATTGATTGTATCAACCATGATATAAGTTCGTGCGTGACCAATATGACTACTGTCATAAACGGTAGGTCCGCAGACATACATTTGAATAATTTGTTCCATGATTATTTTATTTAAAAATCAAATAATCATAAAATAATTGAATATTTTTATTTCAATTTTTTATTTGGTCACTTTTATTTTTAGAAATCCCACTGGCACTACTCTGGCAGGATCCGGCGAAACGACTTGTTCCAATCCATAAACAATTCGCGTGTGACAACCATCAGCGTAACAATTATTTTTGATTTGATAACCAGCCTGATTAGAGCCAACAAGTTTGACTTTGCCCACAAAAACCAAGTTAATTAAAACATAAACATACGAATTATGCACCTTGGTATAATACATGGCTTTGTCTAAATGAGGTGAACTATACACACCCGGACCATAAGCCCACCCATGAGCAATTTTAATAACGGAATCTTTACCAGGCAATAAATAGCTTCCGGCTAAAATAGATTGTATGGCCTCATAACTGGTACCATGAAATGTAATGATAGGATGTTTAGTTTCTCCTATCATTTTTTCGGCAATTGATTGAAATTTATTTTGATCCAAATCAAATATTATATCCTCGACAATTTTGTTACGATACGATTGTCCAAATGATATGTCTATAAAATCTAATTTTTCCGAACGACTGTTAACTTGTTCTAAGATTTCATTTTGTAATGTTTCGCGGTCACATGGAAATGTTTTATCCGGATCGTATTTGCGCAACTCGAACCAATTTCCTTTCATCACATAAATAAATTCTTGCCCGGTCATATTCAGTTCTATCAATTATCAAAAATGATAATTTATATAAAATAGGTTTGGGCATCAATTTTTATTCAAATATTGATGCCCATAAAAAATTGATATCTTAACAATATCGATATAAATCCGTCTTGCAATGTTATCATTAAGAATCATGATGAAAAAAACTTCTATCCCGAAAATTGATGAGATCACAATGGTCATGCCCACCAAAATTACGGACACTGGTGTTTATGTCAAATTATTAGAATATGGTGATTTGGAAGGATTAATTATTTTAAGTGATTTATCCAAGTCCCGTTTTAAATCAGTGAGTCAGGTAGTCAAAATCGGAAAGAAATTTCCAGCACAGGTCCAAACAGTAGACAACGTAACAAAACATATTACTTTGACCAAAAAGTATGTCACCACCACGGATGTCCAAGTATGTGAAAAAAATTTCAAGAACCTAAAATATTTATCAGACCTGGTTAACTTCTATATCAAAAAATTACAAAAGGATCATCAGATCACCATAAGTCGTGAAACGGTTTACCAAACATTCATTTGGTCGCTCTCTTCGGATCCTGCAGGAATCATTTATGCTATTAGAAAAGCTGCCAAAAATTTTGACCAAATTTATCGCGAGACTGATAATCTTAATCCGAAATGGATCGAATGTTTTAAAGAAGTGTTGGCACTTCGTTTCAAAGACAAAGAAGTTTTGTTGGAAGCCATCATGGAAATTACTTGTTTGCGGGAAGAAGGTATCGAAACTATTAAAAATGCATTGACGGAAGGCGCCAAAATGGTCACTACCGAATGTCCATTCAAAATTAAAGTGGTTAAATCTCCTCACTATGCTATTACTTTGCGAACAACCAATCCTGAAACTGCTATTGAGCAAATTAGTTTGGCAATTGAAACGGTCAAAATATATATTACGGAACATGGAGGCAATTTTAAAATAATTAAAATACCTGAAATTGTTTTGGATGGTGAATATCAACCTGTAGAATCAGATTCTGAATCTGATTGCGAAACCGAATCTGGGACAGAATAATCTTAATTAAAATTTTTGTTAGGATATCTAGCAAAAATTTTAATTAAGGATTTGTCTTTGTTTAGAATACATTCCAATATATTTTATGTTAGACTTGGAATATATTATAATTCAAGACAATGCCAAATCTTTGTTTTTCATCAAGACGAGAAAATCATAATTACTATCAACAATTTGCTTGTAAAATTGGATCCAATCAATTGTTTGGTCAAAAGGAAAGACATAATAATCGCGATAACTATCAGGAATATCAGCATAACCAGCGGAGGAAATTAAATTGTCTTTTGTAATGGCCACTAATTCGTCCCACCTTTGTTCCGCGGCTAATTGACTTATAGGCTTCCACCATTTATGATGATCTTCCAAAAGACAATCCTGGCAGAATCCAATTGTAAATCCATAATTCAGGATAGCAGTATATTGATCATTTTCGGTGGTATAATGTTCGAGGTTTAGACCAGCCAAAATGATTCTTTTGGCGGTGGCAAGATCATAGAGCATATGTTCGTCAATCGAAGCATAAATCACCGGATCTGATTTGAAAAAATCTATGTTTTTTCGGAAGATGGCAAGTAATCGACCATAAGTGTAGGCAAGTTGGAGCATTCTCTCAAAAAATGAGTCAACTCTTTTACATGCGAACATGAAAGAAAATCTTTGGAGTTGTTGGAGACAGTAATAAATTTGTTGCAAAGTTGTTTCGTCCATTTTGGAAATGGCGATCTTTTAAAATATATTGATGATGTTGGTTTATGAGACTAATAACTATTCCAAATTTCAATTTTTTCGTGAAATTATTTTGTTTAAAATTTATTATAATTTACGACTTAAACATGTAGTATCTATAACACGTTAGATAAATGCAAATAACGTACTTAAAAAGTGATGACCAAATTTTTCAAATTGATACCGTTCATTTAACATTCGTACCATTTTTCCGACTAATGTTGAAAAATCCAGATACCTACGGATTGGGAACTTTTGAAGATCCATTATTCTTGGATTTCGATTCCAAAACCACTTATCATATAATTGAATATGTTAGAAATGGTGAATCTTACCAAATACCAAGTTATTTGGCCAAAGTGATCCAACTTTTACTTAGTGAGGAATTTCCCCCGTCAAAGAAAAATTTTTTGGAAATATGTGTGGGTGGCAAATGTTTTTTGACTACGGCTACGACTTTATCCAAATTGGAATATTTTGATATCATACTCAACAAACGAAAAGAAAACATACCCAAATATATTGACAGATCTCCCAAAGCATTTGTTCATATCTTGGCTCATCTCAGGAATCCCGATTATCTGATTCCCGAAAAATATCATTATGAATTACTTTTCTATGGAAACATTTTGATATCAGAATTTACAAAACAGAATATTGTCAACGATTGCACTGATGATGTGGTACCACTTGCCAAAACAGAATACTTACAAAAAGCAAATTTTTCACATGTAGAATCATATATGGTGGAACATCCAGAAATTACATTTTTTAGAGAGATTTATAGACGTCATATCAATTTTACTATTGGGCATGACATGATATGTTTGGAATCTGAAGGCTCTGAAATCAATTTCATTCTTGGTAAACATTTTCATTTATTAGGTAGGCATAATTTTGTGATCATATATCCTAAATCAAAAACTAATAATATTTTTAACAAATTAAAATCACTGATATGGCCACCGTCCGTGTCTGACATAATCCAAAATATCCAATTGGTTTGTGGAGATTTGGATTTGAGTCATGGTCCAATTAGTGGTCATTTGTTGGAATTTCTCATGAAAAATGTTTATCACGGAGACCACGATAGATTTCTCGCTGGATTGAAAAGTGGATATATTTTTGTACCATTGTACTTTTATAATATGACATCGTATGCCTTATCCATACCCAACATAAGATTTATGGAACCATTGACTATCACTGTTCGCTTAACTGATACTAACACAGAATCATATTTTTGCCAACTCTATTACGAAAATATAGTAACATGCGAAATGCAACGAACTCTTATCGTAAATCAAAATAACATATGGGACAATCTAACTCGTTATTGGGAAGAATTTGAGGTAAATTTTCAATCTGGCCAGTTATTTGATTTAAACCTTGCTGGATCTTATGAAATCATATTTTTTGAGATTCAAACCAAGGAAGAAATTGATCTTAATACTAACTTCCTGATATCCGCTTATATATATAATTGGATGTCAGAATCAGAACCAGATGATAATTTAAAAAAATGGGAATTAGTACAATTTACGGATTCATTATTGTCTGATATTAATATGGAATCTTTGGGAATCTATGCCAAGGAGAAAAATGTTTATGTATTTAAATTTTGTCTTGGAAGTATGACAACTATTTTTCCAAGAATCGATCGGGACAGTGACAGTTTTGGTTCAGTATCCGTAACAAAAATTCAATCATTTGGTTATCGTTATTTTAATCCCAAGCACAAAATTCGTTTGTTACTTAACACATTATGTTCAGAGGGATTGGTCAGATTTTGGGCCATGAAATTTGACGTTTTGCATTTGGGTGAAACTAATTATTGGTTAAGTGAATTTGATAATTGAATTGTAACATTATTTATGAAGTGTCCACCGATTTTATCTCACTTTATTTTTTTTTTTGCTTTGGTTGCTGTTGTTTTACTAACAGATGGTTTTTTGGTTATGGTTTTCGTAATTTTGGTCGTGGTCTTAGTTGTTTTTTTAACAGATTTTTTGGCTGGTGTTTGTGTAACTTTTTTGGTAACATTTTTTTTGGTGAGGTTGTTGGTTGCCTTATTGGTTACTTTCTTGGCCATAGTTTTTTTGGTTTGTTTGACAGATTTGTCGGCAGTGTCACTATTGGATTCCGACTCAGATTCATAACTGGATAGTGGATCTGAATCGAATGCACTATCCGATGCATTAGATAATTCATTGCTATTGGATGCATCATCATCATCAGATGCATTTCCTGATGCGGATTGTGATGTGTCATTTGTTTCACTGTTTGTTTCACTGTTTGTTTCACTATCCTCTTTTGTTTTGGCAATATTTATTCGTGGTTTCGTGTCACAATTCTTGCACAAATCTCCCAATTTGATAGGTTGATATTGGCCTGATACTAATTGTTCGTATAGATCCGGAAAAAGTTTTTTGACGATTGGATCTTCCTGAAGCCGAACCAAACTTTCCTGGGCCATTTTCTTTTTTTGGATAACCGTGGTATTGACAGCCCCGACAGTTCCATCGAAAGGATCACACATCAAAGATACTAACCCTTTCAAAACAGTTTCAATGTTGTTAATGGGAGTCCATGTCTCCGGATGGAAAGCGGTAAATGTGGTACATATGCCACGACTCGTTTCTAGACTATTATATGGCTCCGCCATAAACCTTCCATTTGGTGTGATCATGTGAATATTGGGTGGAGACATGGGATGATTTTGGTTTAAACGGATCATACCATGATATAATCCTCCCTCAAAAGGTGTATCCTCAGGACCTGGTAAAATAAAATGAACTTTCCGAATATCTGATTCTTCCGGCGCTAAATAAATGCCGAACTCTTTTTTCAAATTAACACTACCATCGCGAATGTCTTTCAAAATTCTCGCGTTAGACATCAAATAATTATATAGAAGTGTTTTTACTTTTAAATCATATATTTATCGAATTCAATTTTTTGCAACTAATTAATATATTGATATTTTACCAAAAATCTAACCTCAATATATAAATATGTCATGCAATATCGTCAATACCCCTGCCGGGCAACAAATCAATGCCGACGGAAGTAATAATTACGTCTTTCCATACAATGGAAACGGATCATTTGCCACATTGGATGCCGCCTTCACTCCAACTAATACCATGAGCGATTTCCAAAATAAAGTTTTGGGTAGCAATCCTTTATACCAAAATTTGCAAACAAGTCATAATTATCAGGCTCCCAATGCTCCCAATGCCACTAACAATCAACTTGGACTTTCTCCACAATCCGAGGAAAAAATTAATAACAACGTGGACCAATTAGTGGTTGCCATTTATAACAAAGACAAACTATATTCCAAATTGAATTCTCCCAATTGTGCTAATCTTCCATCTAGTCCCAACAGTATCAAATACCCTTTGACACGACATCAATATTATCCATCACATTTGGGCAGTGAATTATTGGAAGGATATGATCCATATCAAACAAGCAATTCCGGTAAGTTTTTCAGAACCATTATCATAATTATTTTGATCATCATACTTATTTATGCTATTTATTGGTTCTACAAAAATAGCAAAGAAAATGGCAGTCTCACAGGTACCACCAGCATAAAATCCAACAATTTTGCCAAAAGTTCTGCATTAACGTCAAATCGAATTTTCTATTAAAAATTTGTTAGTTATTTTCAGACTAAAAATATCTAACAAATTTATTCGATGGAATAAATTTGAAAATTGGTAGTGATTTTGACAAATTTACTTGGATCATCCGGATCCAAAACCTTGGCCAAACAATCCGTATAATGTTTATCGCTGGGTCTAATTTCCTTCCCAATTTGCCCCAAGAAAATATTGTCATCAGATACAAACAGGCTCAATTTCAGACGATGTTCCAATATAATAGGATCCGCCACACAATGTATATTGGTGACTTTAACATAGGCATCTATATATGTCTTGCCAGTGGCATCCACCAGTAGTTGGCGTAATTGGTAAGATGATTGATTTGTGTTTCCATATTTGAGTGCCATGTATTTACTGAAAGTTCCATATAATGGTTTGGTTTGTTTGATCATTGGGTCTTGGCAATCCATGATTTTTATGGAGATTAGATAATATTTTTGAATAAAATTACGATCTCAAATAAGTTCTGATACATTTTTGTCACAATGATAATAGACTTATTATAAAATTAAATTTTCAATTTTTTTGTAGTGCTCGAATCCGAAAAAAATGCGGTATCGATAGAAGGAAACCAACCACTGTGCATAAAGTAGTTAAAATTAATGTCTGCGGATGCTTCATTATATTTTTGTTGCATCTTAGCATTATTATCATTTATTTCATTGACAATATTTTTAACCAGCATGTCACAATTATGGACCAATTGTTTAAGAACAACTAATTTTTTCTCGACGCAACGAATGTTCAAATATATTTTCCTCAGAATATGAATCTCGGAAACATCTGTTTTTTGATCATCCATAATATTTTTGATAGCATC